TCACCGCCTTGTTCGGTTTTCCATTTACCTGCTGCCTGGCTATCCTCCATAAGCCTTGTATCAAAGACTTGTTGGTAATCTGCATCATCTACAAGGTTTTTAGTCTTACGTCCAAAGTCAATTGCAAGATCGGCTGTGTGTGTTGCTTGAATTATTTTTAGTTTTGGATTCTTACCGATCATCCATGCCGGAAGTAAATAAGATGCAAACTCTGACTTTGTATGCCTTGGTGGCATGTTGATAATCAAACGTTTAATTTTTCCTAGTGCAAGATCATTAAATTTTTTATTAATAATTTTATGGTGAGAGCCCTCAATAAAATCTGGCCAAACATACTGCACAAAAGAAAGAAAGTCTTGTGTGATAAATGGTTTAGCCTCCGCTAATTTTTCAACCTTATCATTTTCAAGAAACTCATCGTATTGTTCAGGAGTTAGGTTTTCTTTAAGGTCTTTCTCAGAAATTTTTTGTAAAATTTTTTCAGAACTCATATATTTTAACCTTTCTTCAAACGAAGTGCTTAACTATCTAAATCTTACATATATGTACGACCTTGGGACCCCTTTGTCAACATTGGGTGGGCCCGCCCTAGGTTTCAAGCAAAAAAATCTATATGTAGTGGTACCTCTATCGTACCTACTAAATGTGGTAATGCAAAAAATGCAATGCAGTTTTTGCATAGGGGTATGGGATAAATCCCATACCCCTTTTTAATTTAGAACAACGCGTTATTCTTTTCTTCTTTACTTATATAACTATCTACTTTTACATCTGAAGTTTTACTCCATAAATGTTTTTTATTAATTATATAATAAACTTTGTCGTCATTGTCCTTTAATGTTTCCAACGCAACCAACTTTGTAAATGCGTCGTCGTAAGACAGATCAGAATATTCGACGTCCCAACTATTTTTCATTGTGTCGAATTTTAATTCTGAAAGTATTAAATATTTATTACTCATAGTTTAATACTCCAACTATCTCTAGCAGTTCTATAACCATTTTGTTCTACATCAAAATAAGTCATTAACAATCTGCCTGCTTTACTGATCCAATATCTACTTTTATCAGTCCATAAAGCATTTCTTGTTATCACCGCTTTATCATTCTCACTATAGTAAGTGATGATGAATGGTTTTTCTTTTATCATTGTTTCTCGCTTTCTATAACCTTAAGTGGTTATGGGATAACTTTATATTATCCCATAACTGATTTCAACAGATTAATTCAAGTTATCCGAATTAATTTTCTGTTGTTGCATATATGCAACACGTTCCGCGATCTTTTGTTCTCGCGTCTTTTGAGTATTTTTCATACCCTTTATTCTTTGAGCAAGATTTTTAGGATTGTAGATAATCAAACCACTAGAATTTGTTCTAATGATTTCCGCGTCATCAATCTTTATTCCTAACTCATTTGCTAGTTCGATTGCCTCGTCAAGATACTTATAACCTTTAAGTCCTAACTTGATTTCTTTCATCTGTTTTAAAACAGACTCAACCCATTTGTAATGCGCCATTACAAATTGTCCTTTAGCTGATTTCCACGCGACCAAGAAATTATATTCTTGTTCACTACAAGCAATAGAACGATCTCGACAATAATCTCGACCAATTAAATCAAGCTGATATTTTTCATTCCACTCTTTACCATATTTAACTTGATTATCTCTGTCGCCACTCATTCCAAGATATTCATTGTTGTTATCAACAAATTTTCTTTTGTGAGGATTGTCGTCTTTTTTATCTTGCTCAATTAAGATATCCGCGTTGCAACCCTCTTGCGCATTTATTTCATCTCTGAACAATGCGTAAGCATAAGAGTTATCTCTATTATAACTATCGTTGCTATCGGTATCAAAACTACCACTCAAACGAAAATCAAAGTGTTGTTCTATTGGAACATTTTCTTCAATTTCAATTTGATTGTCATACCCTCTTTTTTCTTTTGTTCCAAGATAATGAAAATGAAAGCAACTATCTTTTGCGATAGTAGATACATTTTCAAACTTGTTTTGTAGATAGTATGCTTTCTCTACATCTTGCGGAGTATAATGTCGTCTTACTATTTTTTCAGCAACTTTCCACGCATTGTCGTTGATATCCACTTGTTCGGCTTTAAGGGTATCGTACCTCTTTTTTTCTTGCGTGTCCTCTTGAAATAAATGTTGTTTTATTCTTAAACCAACTTTATTTCTGTACTCGTTGTTTAGTCTTATCCTTGCCATTTTTCCTCGCTTTCTTTGTTATTGGTTAATAGCATAAATATTCTTATATAGTATCTTGACATTTTTACAAGGGATATTATATTAAATTCTGTTAATTTATTTATAAAAACTTAAATAACAATATGTAAGTTAGGGGTTGAGGTAGTTCTAGTGTAGAACGCAACCCCTACTAGAAAGGACAAAATGACATTAAAATATTGTCAATCTCATAAGTGCCATACTTATGACACAAAAGACAGGAAACGAGGAAGTAAGGACAAGAGAGTAAATCAGACTAGACGTAGATCATCATTCTATTATGGGGGTGGAAATTTCTGCTCACTTAATTGTTATAATGATTGGGCTGATCAATTTATGGATAGAGCAATTGATCAAGTTAGCGGTAGATTAACTAAACCAATAACATTAACAGAAGAAAACGCGTGGCGAAAAACTACGCGGTATGATTGGAATAATGGTAATGGCGCTATCTACACATATTTTTGGGTTAATATGTTAAGCGGTAGAGATATTCAAATTACTGAACAAGAATATCACACACAAACGTCGCCTAGTTTATAAGTTTCATCTTGTCCTTGATGAACAATCTGTGGTTGTATGAGCCTCCAAAACTACATACAATCACAGGTTGAAAAAATTTTTTCTTTTTTTTGGGTGGGCCCGCCCAAAAAAAACAAGGGCTCAAGGGTGGGCCCGCCCAGAATCTTCAAGCTTTATCCACAAGCAACAAGCTTCAAGCACTTGACTTTATTTTTGATCTGGGATATATTGGGATTATGAAAGGAGAAATATGGGACTAGATCAATACGCTGGATTAAGAGACAGCAACGGCAATGTACACATTGATTTTGAAAATGTGTACTCTGATAAATACGACCCTGAAAAATCTGGTTTTGTATGGCGTAAGCATGCAAGACTTCAAGTGTTTATGAATAAGCAATTTAAGAAACAGTTGTCTGAAAAGAAACACAACACAGTTGACGACCTGCAACATCTGGGCTTCAACGCTGGTGAGGGTGGTGTCAGGATTACAGAAGAAGTAATCAAAGAACTGGAGAAAGCAATTAAATCAGATTATTACGATTATTTTGCTCATGATGGTTTTTTCTGGGGTCAACAATTTCAGGAAGAAGCCGTAAAGGAATACAAAGCCCAAGATAAAAAATTTATTAAATGGGCAAAAGAACAATTAAAGCAAGGAAGATTAATTGGCTACGATTGTTCTTGGTAAAAATTTTGGGGGTGGCAAAGTCGGGCAAGTCCCACGCCCCCCAAAACTTGAGCTCTGGTTTGTGCGACTCTGAATACAGGGTCTATACCACAAGTCGAGGTGTCACTGTAGAGAACGTCCCCTCACTGTCCGGATTGGAAGGGGATCGCTTGCGGGCCACAGAGCTCAAGCATTATCCAGATCTCAAGCAGGAGATATCCTGATAGGCCTGTTGTCCGGACTATTAAAACAAAGCACGCCGGCCTCAATCTTGGGATCTGGGCCACAAGCAACAAGCTTGACAGGTTACAAGCTATAGGATATTATAGGATTATGAATAAGAAAGAAGCAAAACAAATTACAGGTGGCCTGAGTAAGCCGTCGAAAATGCCAGGACCAGCGCACAACCTGCCGGCTGTTGCATGTAAGACAGGGGCCAAGCTGGTGAAGGTGCCAGGGTCCGTCTGTGCGGGCTGCTACGCCCTGAAGGGACGGTACCGGTTCAGCAATGTCCAGGCAGCGCTACAGCGCAGGTTACAAGCTCTTGAAGATCCACGCTGGGTCGACGCCATGGTGGTGTTGATCAAGGACCAGGACTGGTTCAGGTGGCATGACTCCGGCGACATACAAAGTATGAAACATTTAGAAAATATATTTCAAGTGTGCAAGCGTACAAGCAAGACCCGGCACTGGATGCCAACGCGTGAGGCTCAGTTCCTGAAGCAGCTCGACCCTGCCACGATTCCGTCTAATTTAATTATTAGAATGTCATCACACATGATTGACCAGGGGCCAGTTAAATTCTGGCCGTGGACGTCTACAGTCACCAGCCAGGACAAGCGAACATGTCCGGCCCCAGATCAGGGGAACCAGTGCGGCTCTTGCCGGGCATGCTGGGACAGGTCCACAGCCAATGTATGTTACGGTAAACACTAATGATATGGTATCACCCAAAATATTATGCAGCGCTCAGGGCGCAAAGGCGCAAGCTTACAAGCGCTCAAGCTGGAGACGACAAGCATCCCAGCCAGAGACCAGGGGCTCAAGCGACAAGCCGCAAGCCACAAGCTCCAAGATCCGAGCGCCAGGGTACAAGCGGAAAGTCCCAAGCTTAGGGGCACAAGCTACAAGCACATAGGTATTCTTTTTATGTTTCGTGTGGAAGGCAACTTGGTGCGGGGATATCTGGACTTTTCTGGACTTCGTAAACTTTAATTCAAGTGTAAAAAAGTTCCCACTAGCAGGATAGCCCAACAAGTCGGGAGTGCCAGGTAAAGCCCAATTTTCAATACGAATCCATGAAATTGTTTTAATTTCATTCTTAACTTTTCTCCATAAATCTCTTTCAGAATTAATAATTTTCTGTGACATAATTCAGTCCAGATAACTTATAGAATCTTTATAGGATCACCCATACTTTCTACTGGTTTTTTACAAGACAAAACTAATCTGTGTGTATCTTTACTACCAATAATTTTATTTTCAAGTAGTTTTATTCCAACGATGTCATAAAACTCTCCGTTAGGTAATTGTACTTGCATCCTAGCATTTTTAGTGACTTCAGCTGTCATAAACTTATCTAATGCTTGTCTGAATGTCTTTCCGTCTATCATATTTCTAATATTGATATATACAAATTATAGGATATATTACAAGTATTATGTCATTACCAAAAAAACTGACAGCACAACAAGAGAAGTTTGTAATGTATCTAGTCTATGGCCATGAGGGTGAGCCATGTAGCCAAACAGAAGCGGCTAAACTGGCTGGATATGCAGACCCAGGCAACTATGCTAGTAGACTCATGAATGTTGATGAGTATCCGCTGGTGGTGGCCTTTCACGATGCTCTTAAACAAGAGCTATACTCAAAGTATGAACAGAACCTACCAGAACAGAAAGCAACGCTAGGACAACTACGTGATGCTGCAAAAAAGAATGGTAAGTTTGCTGATGCTATCAGAGCCCAAGAAATTATCATGAAAGCTGATGGTAGATTCGTAGACAAAAGACTCAATATGAACGTCAAGGTAGATGCTGATGAGGCACGTGAAAAGAACGAAAGACTCATGAACATAGTTAAAACTAAATTAGCACTCAAAAAACTTAAAAAGTAATGGAACCTATCTGTTATATTTTTATAATGCTATGGCTTATAGGAGTATCTTCTCCATAGATATAATACAGCCCATAGGAAAGATATTTGTATCACTGAAGACTTCGTCTGTTGTATCGTAAGAACTAAATGTAATTAAAAACTTTTTTGTTTTTTTAAATACATATGCTTGTGTTATCATTTTAGATATAGGTAGTTTCTCCATCTCTTCTTTTGATTTATGACCCGCATCACCGGTGATGTCGAACCACTTGATAGAATAAAAATAATATTTCTTTTTGTTGATGACAGCGTGCTTGTATCTCTTCTTCCTCTTCATGATTTATGTATACCCCAGGTTTTATAATTTATAAATAAATATATAAAAACACGCGCGCGACCCCTTAAATCGTTGTAAAACCTAGTGTTTTTAACAATTGTACCAATTGTACCCAATTGTACCAAGGGGTATAGGTACAAAAATGAACGAATAAACGTTGGTATTACTATCTTTTTTAATTTGTACCAATTGTACCAAGGTTTAAAAAAAATAAAAAAATTTTTTTTATTTTTATAGAATAAAGTGTATACAATAGGGTCTATGAGCAAATTCCTCAATGATTTAGCGTATTTCTCAATCATTTTTTGTATCTTGGCTGTTTTTATTCTTGGTACAATTCTGATGATAATAGTCGACTTTCTCCAAGAATGCGTATTTGTAGTCTTTAAATTCTTTGTCAGACACTACAAACTTCTGAAAGAAGCCATCTTTTGAACACATTAGAATCACACCCTGTTGAATCGCGGTGTCATACACGTGGTTGTGGGCCATTGCATATGCAGCCAGCTGTATAAAATAATCTTCAATCCATTCACGTCTTTTTGGCTTGTTCGTTTGTTTGAAATCTATTATACTTTCGCGCCCGTCATAAATACCAACAACGTCCGTTGCCCCTGCATACAGGCCAGGATAATACAAAGTCACCTCAGTACCCCATACTTCTTCCAGGTCCCCGAGCCCCGATCTAATAACCACATCAGCCATGCGCCCTGCTTCTCGACCCAAAGCGGTCAGGTCCAGGTGTCGTTGATCCGTGATATAACCTTCAAGATACGTATGCATACTAGTTCCACGCATCGCTGATAAGTCTCGTATACGTTCAGCACGTTGTGCTCCCTGTCTTTCTCTCCACTCAGCTAGTTTCTTACGTTTCTCTTCTGACTGAGTCGCTTGTAAAATAGTCGTAACACTCGGTAACTTTTCTTCTGTACCAACATCATAGTGTCGTTTACCATTAATCAGTGACCTAGTTGATTTCGGATATATAAATTTTTTATTCCATTTCATTATCGTCATCCTTCTTTAAAACATACTCGTTGATTACATACCAGACAATTAATGCTCCAATAAGAATACATCCCATGCCAAACAATAGCATTAGAAAACCAAACTCTGGAGTCACTTACGATTCTTTCGTATGATTCTAGCTTGTTTACGCCAGGCCCATGAGTTGATCGCTCCCGACCAACCCATCACCCACAGATAAAATTTTAACATCATTCGAATACCAATGCTTTTTTATAATCTTTAAGACTCACAACCTTAGTATT